TCTACTATCTCTTCAACAGGTACTTCCTCTACTATCTCTTCAACAGGTACTTCCTCTACTATCTCTTCAACAGGTACTTCCTCTACTATCTCTTCAACAGGTATGTTCGCTGGGTCGACTAGTGGGGATGGATGTGACCATCCTGGACGTTCGTAGATTTCCATATTTCTCCTTAAAACTTAGCTAGGAATGATCCGCAGACTTTAAACTCTGCATGATTAATAATACTAGGAAATGTTTCTAGCACCTCTCGGGTGCTCCAATCTTCTTTAACGTGTATTTCATACGGGTTATCGTTAATAGCTTCTTGCGGGTGATGAATAATTGGAATTGCAATTATTGCATACTTGGCCTGCTTACTTAACTTATCCCACAATGACACCGCGTCTTCTTTTGACATATGCTCAAGTACATCTCCCAAAATAACTAGGTCATATTCAAAGTTATCCATGTGTCGAACATCGGCCTGTATAAGAGTGTCGTAGCGAAGCTTAAGCATGAAAAACTTTATGTAGTCTTCCCATATTTCGACTGCAGTTACATGTACGTTACTTTTGCCAAGAACATCATATAGTAAGTTTAGGTATAAACCTTTTCCAGCGCCTACATCTAAAACAGTCTTTGGTTTAATCTGTGCAATTTGCTCCGCGATCCAAGGCTTTGTTTCTGGGTTAGATGCGGGCATTAACGAGGCCACTCTAATTTAATTTGCTTATGATGCGTAACTCGAATAAGTGGGTCTACCCAAATTTTAGTTCCCGTACGATGAACTTTTTCGCACCATGACAAGTCTTCTCCCATAAGCGGGAATTTGTATTCAACTTCGCCAGTTTCTTCATTCTTAACTTCAACTTCAACCTGAGAGAACCAAGGACGCTCTAGTTTCTCAAAAACTCCTGATTTAACTGCAAGAAAACCAAAACCTACGCCTCGAACTTCAAATTTCTTTTTTAGTTTTATAATCTCTTCAGCCATCATCCCACTTTTAAGCGCCTCAGGGTAAACGGTAACTTCTCCGTTTTCCATCATATAGCAGCCAGAAACAACCTCTTCCTCGTGCTCGATAAGACGAAATAGATCTTCAGGCATCCAAGCAATATCCGAGTCAATCCACACAATTACGTCATAAGTAAATTGCCCATGACCAGGTTTGCGATTGCTTCTATCTTGATATCCTGTACCTCCTATAGTTTTTTCACGTGCGTGTGCAACAAGAGAGGAGTATTCGGTAAGAAAGTTCCAAGTCATACCACGCTGTGTTAAATAGTATGTACTTAGTAAAAGGCTTCGGACGTATCCTGGAAGCATAGAAGAGCCAGGGGTAGCAAAAACTACGTTGAAATGAGGTACATTGTTATTTTCCATGAAATAATCATAACATGAAATGACAAAATAAGGGGCATTTACAAAGATTTTGTTTTAATTTAGAAATCAGTTTATTTACTAATATTCTTGATAAGGTATGGTTATAAAAGTTTCCGCATACATCACCTCCTTAGACGAAGAAAAACACGCTGCCTGCGGAGGGGGAACGACTACAAAATAAAGGTCTTAAAATAGGACTTAAAAAGGATAAAATGTCATAAAATGGCTTTTTAATGCTAGGATTACTCGTATGAACTTAGTACAAAAATCAGTAGAAAAAGGTGGACATCTAAAGCCACTCATAATTCCCGCAGAACTTACAGGCGGTTTAGGTGTGATGAATCCCAGCGTATTCATTGATGATGACGGGGATATCCTTTGTATAGTCAGAACTCTAAACTATACGCTATATCACTCAGAAAATGATCAGCGGTTCCCTAGCGTGTGGGGTCCTCTTGCTTATCTACACCCAGAAGAGGACCAACGTTTAGTTACATATAACTATTTCTGTCGTTTAGATAAAGACCTCAACATCATTAATTACACCCTTATCGATACTACCAAGTTAGATGTAGAACCAATCTGGACATTTGTAGGAGAGGAAGATGCTCGCTTAGTTAAGTGGGATGGCAAATATTACGCAACAGGTGTCCGTAGAGATACAACTACAACTGGCGTTGGGCGTATGGAACTGTCTGAATTAGAAATAGATAAGCAGGCTTGGACAGCTAAAGAAGTTTCTCGACTTCGCATACCAGCGCCAGTAGATGAAAACTCCTACTGTGAAAAAAATTGGATGCCAGTCATTGACAAACCTTTTCACTACATTAAATGGAGTTCTCCTACCGAGCTTGTAAAAACATTTTCAGATTTACCTGCCCGCTGCGAGCAAGTAAGTGTCAATCCAGGGGTTGTCCCAGAAACTGACCAGCGCGGTGGCTCTCAACTTATTAAATGGGGAAATTACTACATTGCTATCTCTCATGAGGTTGTTCTATTTAAAAACTATATGAAGCAAAAAAATGCCACCTATCGCCATCGTATCTGTGTGTGGGACGAGAACTTTGTATTAATAGGAGTATCTCCACAAAACTGGGCATTTTTAGATGGACAAATCGAGTTTTGTGCAGGAGCAGCAGAATACAATGGTGACCTACTTATATCATTTGGCTACTCTGACAACGCTGCATTTATTCTGCAAGTACCTGGTGAAGTTATTGAAACATTGATTGAGGAGGCTCTACATGTATAAGGCTATTGATGATTTAATTACCGAGCTTTCTAATGACCCTTTCAATCCAATTCTAAGCTTTAAGATTGCTATGGAGTATGAAAAAATTGGTCAAACAGCTTCTGCTATCTCTTTCTACTTACGTACCGCTGAGTATGGATATAACTCCAGTCCTGAATACGTCTATGCATCTCTACTAAAAGCGGCTCAGTGCTTTGAGCACCAAAAGAATCGTGAAAGTACAGTACACAATTTATTTTTAAAGGCAGTTGCTTATCTGCCTACAAGACCAGAGGCGTGGTTTCTTTTAGCTCGCTACTGCGAAAGAGCAAAGCGTTGGCAGGAAGCATATACATTCTCTGAAGTGGGGCTTGTATATTCAAAAATTAAAGCAGTTCCACTACCTGTCTGGGTAGATTACCCAGGAGAATACGCATTGATGTTTGAAAAAGCTGTTACTGGTTGGTGGGTTGGTCATAAAGACGAATCTTGGAACATATTCCAAGAACTTCTTCAACAAGACATTGCTCATAACTACCGTATTGCCATCCATGGAAACCTTAAGTTGTATGAAAACAGAGAGTATATTGACCCTCTAGAGCCAGTTGTAACTAACTTCCGTAAACATTTTGATAGTGATGCACCTGTAGTTATAGATATTGGAACTAGAGACGGTGACGACGCTTACTATCTTTATAAAAAATTAAACAGCACTACCGTAATTGCCATAGATGCTAGTTTAGAAGCTGTTAATAGGACACGCTCCAAGTATCCTTGGATGGCTGTTATCTACAGCGCTGTCACTGCAGAAGACGGCGAGACCGAATTTCACGTCGTTAGCGGAAATGATAAAGAAGCCTATGGAACATCTTCTGTTTTTAATAAAGATAAATCCATTGATCCAGCGCCAGAGTACTATGCTAATAAAATTAAAAAAATAACCGTTCCATCTGTTCGTATGGATACGCTTTTAACAAGACTAGGACTTGATGAAAAGATAGATGTTATTAAGCTAGATACCGAAGGCTACAGTTGGCAAGTATTGCAAGGCTTCGGGGACAGGCTGAAAGATGTTCGACTAATTCATTTAGAGACTGAAAAAACTTCTGTACATGAAGAACACGTCACTACCGAAAGAGTTACTCAGTTTATGGAAGATAATGGCTTTGCTCTTGTGGATGTCTCATACGAGTGGGGCTGGAATATCGAAGATCAGGTTTGGGTAAATAAAGCGTTGGTTATTAGACATCCAGAATGTTTTAAACAATAAAAACTATTTAGCTTTAGGTACTTTTTTAGTCTTCTTAGCCTTCTTTAGTTTTTCTTTCTCTTGCTTAGCAATTCTATCTGCACGCTCTATTTTATATGCTTCTACAGCATTTGCACTTGTCCGACTGCGCCAAGCAAAGTCACACTCGCTACAGGTGACAATTTTTGCTGTTGTCCAACGACCAGTTGTATCCAGTTGAGCAATAGAAGTTTCTAGTTTATTTGGACGCGCTGTGCAGTATGGACAATTCGGGAACCTACGACGTCTTGTCTCTTCTCCAAGATATGAAACAGACAGAGTTCTACGAATCTCAACCTCATCTTTCCCACCCCAGATACCCCAAATTTGACGATGCTCTAGACCCCATTGCAGACAGTCCTTACGAACAGGGCAAGAAAAGCACAAATTCTTAGCAGAATATTTTTCAGAAAAGTCCTGAGAAAAGAACCAATTTATATAATTCTTATTTTCTGGCTTGGCACATAAAGCGCTTCTTTGCCATTCTAGACTATTTGCTGGTTTCCACATATGTCATATTTTATACTAAAACACTATTAAATATACGACTAAACACACTATTTAACTATATTTATTTTTTAACCTCTACGCAGGTTATTTCTTGAATATTCTCTAAAACATCCCCATATTCAGTCTCTCCTAGAGAGTTACATATTTCTAGTTCATCATAATCGACAACAGTTCCTGCCCACATAAGATTTGATATACCTGAGTCTATAGCCTTAAAAGCATCTCCTAGGCTGTCAAAGATTCCATCTCTTTGAAGGGTGGAGGCTAAAGCTCGTTTTACTAAATCGTTCTCGATGTCTATATGATCAATGGTGTAGTAGAGGATGGAGTCATTCATCTCTGAAGACCACGAGCCTTCCCACTCAAGCCAAAGCTCTTGACCAACCCTGAGGTCTTTTGCTTTTGCCATCTATACCCAATCTATTCTTCGTCGGTCTCGCTAAAATCAAACTCAAAGTCATGAGAGGCTTTATCACCATTAATAAAATAAACCTCTAATGGGTTCATCATATTGTAGATTCCAGCAATTGTTATAGAGCCACACTGACAACAAACTTCTACAGAACCTATCTTAACTATTTCTGGCATGTCAACTCCAGCAAGTCGCATTAAAATACTTCCAGACTCGCTCATGCTCTCTGGCTCCCACTTCGCATGGTTTTCTAGCCAACACATCTCACATATAGCAAGGGGTATCAATACTGGTTCAGCTGACATGAAATAAGTCTAGAGGATAATCTCATCATAGATTGTTAAGAAAGATCTAAACGAAGGCCTCTTTTTTGTCTTTGATACGATCTTTCTTTAGGTGTCATACCGCCCCAAACTCCGTGAGCCTCATTGTATATCCCCCACTCTGCGCAGTCCGTTTGATGAACGCATTGAAAGCATAATGATTTTGCAATGTTGTAATCTGAAATAGACTCGGGACCTCGTTCATCTTTGTCATCTAAATAAAAATAAAAACTTCCAATTTCTGCACATACTGGTTCTTCAAATTCCCATGGTCGTTTTGCCACAAAAATACCTTCCCAAAGATAGTGGTTGTTAGTTAGGGTTTACTTGTTTTGCTCCTACTTCATATCCGCAACCAGCATATCCTGCAATATCTACCCAAGTGTCAGGCTGATAACCTGACTTAGATGCGTATCGAGCAACTTTCAACCCAACCATCATCATTGCAACATCTTCATTGCTAATATCAATACCTAAAATTACAGACCAAATCTTTGCTGTCCGCTCAAAATTATCTTCTGGTGATCCATACTGTTTGTTTCTATCACCATTGATAATTCCAGCCGCTTCTCGTAGAGCCGCTACTCTTAGAGGTACTTCCTGTGCTGGAGTTGTTGGAGTATTAGATTCATTACTGGTTGTCATCTTTAATCCTCGCTGTGACTTGTACCTGATAGTTATGTTTTGTGTCATGAGAATCTGTTACTAGAGTCTCATAACTTACGTAGCGTAGTGGGTTCTCTGACTTGTTGTCTACATATGTAGAGATTTTATTTTTAATAATCTCTTCAATTTCTAGCTTATTATTAGCAAAAAAGTCAAACTTATAAGTTACGGAAGACATTAAAGTAACTTCTCTAAAAACTCTGGACGAATATGAACTCCATCTAAAACTGGAAGTTTTCCATCATCTGTTTTTACAATAATGTCACCAGAGCGAACAGCAACAATACGACCACGACGCCCATTAAGACCAGATTTGCCTGTTGAATTATCAAAAGCATCAAAAGGAACACGAACAACATCCGCAACCTTAATCTGACCAATTTGAGCTTTAACCCAATTCTCATTCTTATTGTCTTGAACAAGTGCATATCCCATAGAAAGTTTGCTAAAGATATCAATAATATCTTGAGGGTTAATAGTCTTTAAGGACTCGTTCTTCTGCTTAATTTCATCCCAAGTGCCGAGAAGTTTTATAACAGAATCTCCTACAGCCTTTTTAGTTTTGTTTTGGGTAAGTTGCTCTTTTACCCAATCCATATTTGTATCAGCCATTATTTTCTCCTTAGTTGTTTGTATATGTCTTTTGTAGCAAAATGTTTCCTAAACTTTCTTTAACACTGTGCCAAGAAGGTAAATGTTCCACATAAATCTCTTTTTGGCTTCTTGCAAGTTCTAGCCTTTGATTAGGATTCATTCCCTCAACCGTCGATGGCAGATGAGACCACTCCTCGCCCATATATGCGGTATGGCGCCAGTCAGTTATTGCAGGAACTCCTACATACAGCGCCTGGGACAGGCTAGGAAGCCACCAAGGGTTTCCATCTTTGTATGTGCTTATCAATGCTCCTACAGAGTCGTGAAGTCTCCCTAAGACAGCACTATTATTTTCCCACTTGCTTGAGCGATAGTTCTCTAATTTTAAAGTTAGCAATTTAGTTGTTGCCTGAGTCCAGTTAGTTTTTAAACTATCTGCACACCAATAGTCCCCAGAGACAGGTGCGCTTCTGTAATGTTGTAACTCTAAAAGAGCAGCATCAGGAGAGATTAAAAATAGTTTGCTATTGTCTATATTTGGTATATATTTAGAAATATTGCTTTGGTTAGACCATGGATATGAGGGAATTATTGTTGTAGGCCATGCATCTACATACAACTTTGATAGTCCAGAGAATATATTCTCAAAATGTTCTAGTTCTAAAGCAAGATTATATTCTCGCTTTTTAGAATAAAACTCTTTGACTAAAGATTTAGGGTTATGATAGACCTCTCTAATGCCAGCAAAAAGTTTATGCGGCTCAGGGGTATCAACAAATAAAGACAGAGTTCCTAACTCTGAAGCATGGTTAAGTACAGACAGTGCTCCATAAATTCTATGAGATATGACATTTGTAGGGGAAGCAACACCTACTAAAATTGAATCAAACTGAGATAAATACTCTTTATCCATCTTCACAGACGGGTCTTCCCACGTTACATCACAACCAAGTTCATTGAGACCAGTATTAATTATTCCAGCAAACGATGGACTTTTTTCATTTGCATTCTTAGATGCATGTGGGGCTGTGCATCCAGTTACAAATACCTTCATCAATCCTCTTTTCTAAATACTAGAAACCACCCAACGAAAAACGTTGGGCGGTCTCTAGGATTATTATTAGAATGGTGCTGCTGGTGCCTGAGTAGCTTCCCCAGGAGCTGGATTATATCCAACAGGTTGGGACTGAACAGGTGCTGGTGCTGGTGCTGGTGCTGGTGCTGGTGCTGGTGCGGGTGCAGGTGCTGCAGAAGGCGCTGAACTCTGAGCCTGAACAGGGAAGTACTTCTTAATTTCATTCTTCTTTTGACCCTGCCATGTGCGTGAACCTACCTGCGCACGGAAGCGACGACCAACAAGAATCTGCTCAATCTGAGCATTTGAAGGTTGTGGTGATTGCATGAAGTATTCCTTTGGAAGACCAAGTGCATGCATCTTGCTAAAGAAAATACCAAGTGCTCCTTGACTTTCAGGTGATACTACAAGATTGTCCCAAACAAGACGCTTATTGTGAGCACCGCCCTCAACTTGAGCCTTGACTGCGAACATTGTCTTACCGCTCTGAGAAACCTTTGCGGTTGCTTCTACGACCACAAGGTCATAGTCGCCATCTGGGAGTGCATCATAACTTCCTGCATCTCCCGCATCTTTAATGAGATCGCCCCAATTGAGTGTGCTCACTGCGTTACCTCTTTCGTTGTTGTAGTTGTATCTGTTGCTACTTGTCTTGGACCAAAAATCATGTCGAGCATTCGGTCAATAGACAAATTCTCTTGTTCTACGATTGCACCAAGGCGACCTTGAACACGTTCTCCTGCTTCATACTTATCTGTACGTTCAACATACATACGTCGTACTCTATGTGGAGACTGCATAGGGTCCATGCTTGGCATTTGTTCGACGTTTATTGCGCCGAGAATGTCGTAAAAGTATGGTGCTTGAATCGCTAACTGGCCTTGTAAATAAGGCTTGTTACGACCATCTTGGCTTGTTCTAGCCATTGCTGTGAGCACTACTGCTTCTAGTGGATTAGTTGGGTGCATAGTGAGGTCTCGAATATCACGAAGAAGAGCTCCCATGTGACGAAGCAATTCACCCCACTGTTGCATCTTCATCTGCTCACTACCAGCAATTGAATCCATACACTTAACTTGAAGTTCTGAGATTGAGTCAATGATTAGACTCTTGAATTGATGGCGTCCAAGTTGTAGCCACTGATATGTCTTGATAACTGTGTCATAGTCACGAACTGTAACTACACAAGTATCCCAAGTTCCATCTGCAACTGGTGGCTCTTCTCGCAAAGGGTCCCAGTACCTAACGACGATTGGGAGGAAGCGGTGTCCACCCTCAACATCGAGCATTAGACGTGGGTATGGTGCGGTCACTGCAAAAGTTGACTTACCAACCTTTGACTCACCGTAAACCATAACGGTTAAGGAGCGTTGAATTTCGCTCATTGTCACTCACTTCCTTTTTTGTCGGTTTCGTAATATGCATAAGGATCTGATTCCTCATACATTTCGCTAATTGCTTGTTCTACGGCGCTTCCGTCATCGAACATTGGGCAGATAGCAAAAAATGAACATTTCCATTTGCAATCACGACTTGCTTTAGGATACGCATAATACGCAGGATTCTGTCCAGAATCAAGTGCAGTGCGGACTCGCATCAAATCAGAAATTGTTCCGTGGATTCGCTCCCAGAAAGAACGCATTGTAAAAACATTGTGTCGAACTTCTACATGCTCATAGAAAGGTGGCTTAGCAGATGCAGTACGACGAACTTTTTTAAGAAGAGTAAAGATACCGCCATCGCTTCGCTCACTCTCGTCAACCTTTGTTGATTCAAGAAGCATGTATGTCATAACTTGCTCATTCATATGAGCCATACTTGAGAATTCAGATAGCGAGCCACCAACAGTTTTAAAATCACGAAACATGCGAACCCCATCAGCCTTACGACGAACACGCATATCTAACTTACCTTGGAGTTCAACCTCTCCCCCAAAGAGTGGAGCAATGATTGTCTCTTCTGTAGATATCATTTCTAACTCTGCGTCAATACCTTCTTCAGCAACCCACTGCTCGTAACCTTCAAGCATGATGCGGCCCATCTCTGCCTCAGTCTCTAGAGTTCCGATATCTCTAAAGTCCTGCAGTAGAAGAGACTTATCAGCCTCCACAAGGTCAGAGTGTGCCTTAAGAAGAGGAACACCCTGAGCATAATGCGCATCAAGTGCTGCGTGGATTCGTGTACCGAACGCAAGAGCGCCAGTCATGTCTTGACTGCGTGGTTTTAAACGACGGTAATAACTTAGCCACCATCTACGACGACAGTCCTTAAATGTTTGTAGTTCAGAGTTAGATAGTCTTACGACTCCACTCATAGTTTCCCCGCCTTATCTTCTGCTAGAAGTTTGAGCAGTTGTTCCTTATCACGAACAATTTGTTCAAAGTTATCTGATTTTGTTTCTAATACTTGAATGACTCGTTCTTCAATTGTTCCCTCTGTAACATAATCAGTAATTACGATTGAGTCGTGAATTTCTGAACCAATACGATGAACACGATCAAGAACTTGACGATGATCAACTAGTGACCAAGGTCGTTGAAGCATAATCAATCGTCGTGCAGCAGTCAAGGTGATACCAACACCGCCTGCTTGCGCGGTAAATAGAATCCATTTAATCTTTCCTGATTGAAAATCATCAACAGCCTTCTGTCGCTCATCCTCATCTTGGTCACCAGTGATAAGACCATGAGCAATTCTTTTCTTTGTGAGTTCTGCACTAAGAAGATTAATAAGTTGCTTAGATACAGCAGAGACTGCTACAGAGTCATCGCCAAAGTCGCCGTTTTCAATATCATCCATCAAAGCATCAACTTTGCAGGATGGCGAATCAAGTATTGCTCTCATCTCTCCAGTTTTTTCATCAACAACCATCGTTGCGTAAGAACTTGCAAACTGAAGAAGTCGGATAGTCTGAGTAAGGATTCCAGGAGCGGTAAGTGTGTCACCTGATGCAAGTTCTGCAATCATCATGTCACGCATTTGCTCGTAAGCCTTCTTCTGTTTTGTTGACATCTCAACATCACGGCGTTCATTAATGACTGGTGGTAGCCAAGGAAGTACAACTTTCTTAAGCATACGGCGCATATATGGATTAACACTCTTGTAAAACTCATCTTGCATCTGTGGCTTAATGCCAATAATCATCATTCCGCCAAAAGCATTAAGCATGGTATCTACCATACGGTCAATCCACTTTGTTTTTGATGGCCAATCTTTCGGGGATAGCCAATGAAGGATTGCCCAAAGATCAACAACATTGTTTGCAATAGGGGTACCAGTGAGAGCAAAACGAATCTTGGCATCTCCACTAGCCGACCAAAGCGCACGACTCTGCTTTGACTTAGGGTCTTTAGAGCGGTGAATTTCATCAGCAATTACAGCCTTAAAATCAATTCCATTTAGTTCACGAAGATGTACCTCGCAACGAGTTTCTGTAATCTTTTCATCTTGACCGCCACAAGGCTTACAACGAGTAAGTGCTACAGAACCATATGGAGCAAGCCGTGAGTGACTTCTGAGAGACTCCCAATTAATAATAAAAACATGAGCCTCTTCTTCAAATTGACGCTTGCGCTGTAGAGAAGAGCCTCGAATGATTTGTGTAGGAAGTTCTGGCCACCACTTTGTAAACTCACGGGCCCAGTTCTTCTTTAGTGTATTTGGACAAACAATAAGAATAGGAAAGACATCTTCACCGTCTTCATGAAGTTTCTTGAGGGCACGAATAGCCTGAGCAGTTTTGCCAAGACCTGGCTCATCGGCAAGGAGTGCTCGCTTAGCAGTTGCTAAAAACTCTACTCCTGCTCGCTGGTGAGGGAATAGAACCTCATCACCATCAAAGGTTTCTAACTCTCTAAGAGCATTTGCTGGATTAATCCGAACAGCAATTTCATTGGCTGCCCAAGCACCTAATCCTGGACCAATTTCAAGGCTGTCACGGAATGTAGACCGCAGAGCAAGACAGGTTGTCCAACTCAATGGAGCACGCCAGACCTGCTCAGAAGGGCTCCAGGAGGACCCTGGAAGGCTCTTACAGAGCTCTTTAAAGCGCCAGTCAGCATTGATAAGGATGTGCTCACCCTGTGCGTCTAGGTCTACAGATACAGCCACTTAAGCTCCTCATTTGTCATTATGTCTAGGAGATACGGTACCAGAAAAAATATTTTTTTACTTTTTCCGAACCGTAACTATTTTAGCAGGATTCTTGGTTGCCATCCTGTTTTAGCCAATCTTAGAAGGGCGTGTCGGATTGCGTCATTTGCGTGACCTTCTCCTCCTACATGCCAAGTTCCAACCTTCTTGAGTTGAGGGTTAGGGAACATAGATTTTGCATCTACAGGGGACTGAAAAGTAATTTTTTCAGGGTCAAATTCATTGACCCTACACAAGTGCTTTAAAACTCCGATTTGTTCAAGAGAGAATGGCGCCTGAGAGTTTCTTACAGTCTGAGCCGTAATAGTAAATCGCTCACAGACTACAGAAACAGTCTCCAAACTACCTAGAGAGAGTGCAATAGAGAGCGCTGTTTCAAACCACTGAGCAAACTCATCTGACTGCACTTCTGCAGACATCATTACCGATGGTGTCTCATCTTGGTCACCTGACCACTTAACAAGACAAACACCCGTGGCTTTTCCAGGGTCTATCGAAATAACGTATTTCATCAGTACTTATCTCCCCAAGTCTCTAGCGGTCCGTCAATTCCAGCAGTAAGCGGAACATCCCAGCCTTCAGTTGTAGTCATACATTGCTGAACTAACTTCTTAATTTCTTCTGCATCTTTACGAGGTGCTTGAAGAACAATTTCATCGTGTACGGGAACAATTAAGTGCTCGGTTAGATCTGCTTGATCTAGCTTAACAAGGTTACTCTTAAATACCTCAGCAGCGCCACCTTGAATTAAATAGTTAATCAGAGTATAAACACGACCTTCATCGCAAGGAATCTTACGACCAGTCCATGTATGAATATAGCCTTGACCTTCACTACGCTCACGCATTGCACCAATATATTCAATTTCTTTTTGAAACTTAATCATTCCAGGGTAACGCTGGTCAAATGCGTCAGATACAGATTTCATCTGAACTTCTGACACTCCTGCAGTTAACGCTTGCTTTGCAACACCTGCGCCGTAGAGTCGTCCATAAACCATTCCCTTAATGAGACCACGGCGCCTATCTGAACGAGTCATTTCAGGTTCTTGATACACCTCGCGGCCAATCTCGGTAAACGGGTCAGAACCAGTTACATCAGAACGATTAAATAGTGTGATGAGGTTAGGGTCTTTAGATAAAGACGCAAACATACGGAACTCAACTTGGTCAAGGTCAGAGGTAATAATTACATGGTCTTTATCTTTAGGGATAAACGCACGACGAACAACATCATCACCTTTAGGCAGTGTCTGTAGCGCAGGGTCAGTGATAGACATACGAGATGTACGAGCACCTAGAGTCTTTACAGAAGGATGCAAAATTCCATTAACATTCTTATCTAAAAAGTTTTTAAAGTATGTATTGGCTAACTTATCTGCTTTACGCTGCTTAAGAATAGTATCTGCAAGCATCCGAACTTCGTCATTGCCATTAATAGATAAAAGTTTAAGTTGATCTGCTCCAGCAGATTTCTGACCAGAAGGAGTGAAATCTGTAATCTCTGCTCCAAGACTTTCAAAAAGGCGAACAATTTGAATGTTACTTGTGATGCTAGTTCCAGAATATGTTTTCTTAGCCCACTCTTTTACAGACTCAGTGTATTGAATGAGTTCATCAAACTTACGCTGCGAGTATTCAAGGTCTACACGAGCACCATTGATTTCCATACGAGTGACAATTTTTCTAGCAGCCATCTCAAGTTCATACGCTTTGTGATAAGGCTGACCTGGACCACATTTTTCGTAAAACTTTTCCCAAAGACGCATCGTAAGAATTGTATCGAGAGCACCATAAGACCAGTAGGGTTCAAAGTTGGTTGGGACTGTTCCCCAAGTCCAACCGTTTTTAGTTAAATCAATATCTAACTTATCTTGTAGATGCGCTGCTTGACCATCAACAAGTCGTGCTGATAGCGGCTTTAATCCTCCAGGACCTAAAGGGTCAATGAGATGAGCCATAATCATTGTGTCGTGTGCACGTTCCCATGGGATATCCCAGTTAGATTTAACAGCAAACCATCGTGCTTCAAATGCAATGTTATGACATACAAGAGGACCATTAAATTTACTCATTGCTTCGTAGAAAACGCCAGACCACTCAGCCCAAGGAATAGACCAACCAGACATTCCATCACCAACTTGAACAAGTCTTATATCTCCATGCCAAGGAGAGAGTGCGTGGTCTCGTGGCATGCCAGGACGTTCTCCTGTTTCAATGTCTACAGCAATTGCATCATAAGGGCGTCGCTCACCCAGCCAAGAGATAAATTGTCCAGCCTTCTCAACTGAGTCGACGAGAGTTACTTGAATTCCTTCTAGTCCGTTTGTCATTTGTCCTTTTGTCTGTTTGTAGTAAATCTATTTTATGGAATCATTTCCACTCTATAAATAGCATCAACATTTTCATCTATCTCTGCTGCTTTTTCTAAAAGCCTTTGCGCAACATTAGTAAGGTATCTTGCCCCACCTTGGTCATATTTGTAAAGTGCATCCAATACTGGCTTAGCGTCTTCGCTTACCTGAGCCCAGTAGCGATACTTTTCTGGAAAGATAATTGGAAGATTTCTAGTAGGGTTACAGATATCGCATGCGAGAGAGTCTTTTTCAAGAATGTCGGAAGTATCCTCGATGAGTCCATATCTTTTAACAAGGGGACAAGCAGCGCCATGGAAGACAAGGGATACACCAATTCTAGATAAAATGTATGATCCATTATCTGTTCGATAAAGCGCAAACTCGATCCAGCGTGTAGAGCCTCTTCTCCAAGAAGAGGATTCGCTCAAGAGACGTCCGTTGAACTGAAGAGTTCGTGAACCGTCTTTAACTTCAAACACTAGGAATCCTGTCCTTCAGTCTTCTTAACGCTATCGCCATTGACTATGTTAAGTACATCTTGAAGCTGAGTTAGGTCTGCACGAATAGAAGCAATAGCGCTTTCGTATTGCATAGCCATCTCACCGATACGTTGCTGTAAGGCAATGATAATCAGTTCGTCTTTAGTCTTTGGCTTGTCCACTAGGTAAATGTCCTTGTCATAGGTTGGCTATTAGGAAAGTGCTGTAATTTGTGCTTCTAGCGCTACGATCTGTGTGTCAGCTTCTGCTATAGTCGCGTTAGCGTCTGAGATCTTTGTAGCGGAAGGTGTAGATGTAGCGTTTTCCTCAACAATGACTAACTCTGCGTTAAACTTATTGTAGTTGATGTTCTTAAGGTGCGATTTGATAACCGAGATCTTTTCTTCTGCGGTTAGGTTATAGTCTGCCATTTTTCTCTTTCTCCTTGCGTCTATTTAGCGTCCCTGTAACGCTAAATTGTATCTTATTTTGGTCTATTTTGTGCCTATTCTAACACGGTTCTTGTTGATTTATAGAGTTTAGTTTTTCTTGTAAGGCTCCCTTTACCGATATAAGACTTAGCAAACCATCCTGTCTAAGAGCCTTGCCTTCAACGCCAGCTTCAGGATTATCCTGCATCTTTTTGATAGGTTTAAAAGTAGATAGAATAGACTAGCCCCTAGGCAATATTTGAGCCGCATGGCATTATTCTCCTTATTTGACGGTTTTATTTGTAAAATCTAATCCTGCCCAGTTTCCGTAGTCATCAAGACTGCGCTCATTTCCAAGGGCTTCAGGTCCGGTACGTCGTGTAGATAAAATTTCATAAACCTCGGACTTAGACTCAGTGTCTATTTTCTTAAATTGTTCGGGCCAGTCTTTCCAAATGTGCCTACGAAGATTATGCTGGAATGATTTATCATGGGCAAAGTAAAGATGAAAAACATATTGCTTATCTGGAACAAGTAAGTCATATCCGTTTGTAAATGCTCTAGCAGCAGTAACAATCTCTTCGCCCCAAAAAGCAATTTTACTGTTAACTGCTATTTTATTAAAGTCTCCAGTTGTAAATATAAAGCCAGCAGATACGGATTTGCTTATATTTTCAGTTTTAGGTATTGCTGTTTGATGCGGAATAGAATCGTTGCTAAAGTCTGGTTTTTCATGAAATCCTATATTGGTTACTTCAGAAGATGCGCTTATGCGCTCTACTAAAAAGTCATCATAATAGTATGAAGATGGGTACGCAGTAAGTAAAGGTTTTTTAACTCCACATTCTTGATACTTTTTTAAGCAATTAACTAATCCAACATCCCAGTCTTTTAGTAGTCTGCTGTGAGAATCTATTTGAAAGTAATAATCTTCCCCACTGTATAAGCTATTAGCTAACGCCCTTGATACGCCAACACCTATACCACTAGGGGCTTGACTTTCTATAACGGAAATCTTGACATTTTCTGTTTTAGTAATTTTAGGAATGTATATATGATTAGATTCAAGATAAGAATTATGTATTCCAAAGTTAATTTTGTACTTACCGTTGGCTTTTTCAACAACATTTAATATAGTTTTAGGCAACTCATAGTCGTGATAAGACGAAATCTGTATAAAAATACTTTCCATCTACCATTTACCTATTGGGCATGTTGCCGCCAATAGTCCTGTTTTTACTTTCATAAAACATCCACATTTTCTGCATTGAGATGTTAGTTTAATAAATTCTGGGCACGACTGGCATATAGAGAGTCTTTCTTCAGCAACTTTTGTCGATGCTCTATCTATATTTGGATTTATAGCATCCCACGGCCTAGTTGAGCCTAGATTTTTTTTATACTGCTCCCAGGGGGACAATTTGTCTTCACTGCCCACGTAAAATCTCTTTTCTTAGATCTTCACTAATGTTATTAGAATTATCTAAACTGGGAGGATTGAATCCTTCAGGGGTAATAAATTCTAGGTTTTCGTCGTATGTCCATCCCAGGTGTACGTACCTATTTTTATTATTAGGGTTATTGCTGCCTCTTGTTATTTCAATAACGTCTGGAGAACTCAATAGTATAGCTCCTAGCATTTCAGAACATTCAAGCGACTCTACTAAATCTTTATCGTCAAAAAATTCAACAAAAGAATAGTTATCTCCTACTGATCTTACTTCTAGACCTCTTTTTAGCAGATCAAAAAACCATTCATAGGTTACAAAAGTATATACAACTTCCCCTTGTATTCCAAGCGCAACTGCTACAGGTATTCCTGTTTTGTTTTTTAGCCACATCACTTCATCTTGTGTAATCATATTAAAAGTATATCAGGTTGACAAAAATAATGTCAATCCTAGACGTGACCTCCGCAACATGTTCCACCGCAGCCAAAGAAACATTCTGGACCAGTTCCTGGACCACAAATTCCACTAATACCTTCTTCTCCACAATACCCTACGCCATTTGCGTCATCTGATGCCGTACAAATATTTCCGTAATAATAATAAGGATAATTTGGGTCAGGGCATCTCGAGTCTCCAGGCGCTGCAGTTGTAGTTGTAGTTGTAGGCGCTGCTGTAGTGGTTGTAGTAGTTGCTGCAAGACTAGAAAGAATTACGTTTGAACCTACTTCTGACGATGTCCCTGCAGCGTTTGTAGCTGTCGCAAAAGCCTTAAAGTAGTACGCGGGAGGCGACGCATCGAAATTTGTTACTGGATAGTCAACTGACGAAGAAGAGCTGCTTGCCTTTAAACTACCCGACGTTGTAGGTGGATTAGATGTTGACGCATAGATACGCACGTTATATGACGTAGGAGAGCCAGACCAGCCTGATGTTGTAGCTGTTAAAGTTGTACCATCAACTCCAGTACCAGATAATGTAACAGATCCACCTGAAGGAACAGAAACCTGTGCAGATACAGTTACTTGATTTGACGATGCTGTAGTAGATCCACCCGAGTTTGTTGCAGTTACGCGACAACGAATAGGACTAGCGTAGCCAAGTGCAAAGAAGTTAGACGGCGGTGAGTATGAAGAGCTTGTTGCTCCAGTTATGTTTAAGAATATCGAACCTTGGTCGTTGTACTGCCACTGGTAAGCGTAAGACGTCGGTGAATTTGACCATGACCCTGTAGTACAAGAATAAGTAGTAGATCCAGCAGTTCCAGATGCTGGAGAGATAGCAGGCGCAACTGTGTTTGAAGGCGCAGCAACTGTCGGTGCGCTTACTGTCACGCTGCTCGAGTCAGCTGGCGAACTATCTCCGCCGGCGTTACTCGCTACCACTCGACAAATAAGTCTAGATCCATATAGCGAAACATAGTTACTCGCTGGGGAATAGCTGCTTGAGTTCGCTGAAGGAAGATTTTGGTACGCGCCAATATCACTGTCAAAATATCTCCACTGATACGCAAAGGAAGTCGGAGAGTTAGTCCATGTACCTGTCGTGGAAGAGAATGTTGTTGAGCCAGCAGTTCCAGATCCTGGAGAGATAGTAGGCACGGCTGTATTAACAGGGACAGGCTGAGTAAATGTTATAGAGCCGCTGCCCGTGTTAGAACTTGTCGTATCTACAGGAGAGGTTTGTGGAGCAGATCCTGGAGTAAACGTTGAAGAAACGCCTGATTGCCCGCTGCTAGAGTACACCGTCACAGAGTTGGCACGAACCGTGCCAGAAACATTTCCAAGAGTCACTATAAAGCTTGCAGATGAAGCTGTTGAGTTGCCATTTTGATTAAATGTTCCATTTGCAGCACCAGCGTTTGTTATAGTGTAGTTTACTCTATAGCTAGCCGCGTTAGATTGATCCCAGGAGATAGTAACTCTCTTATTAGTATTCTTGTTGTTGACTGTAGCAACCGCCGTAGCTGAAGATGTAATAGTAAATAGTTGCGTGATACGAAGTGATCCGTCATCTGTGCCAGTAAATGAAGAACCTGGTGTAACAGACGAAACCCATGAGCGAGTGGCATTGGAGCCGTTTGCCCATGAAACCTGTCCTTGGTTCGTCGTTGCGGTGTTTGCAACTGAAATAAAAGCAGGATTTCCTGGAGCCAACGTTGCGTCAGATGTAGCAAGGTTGCTAGCAGTCGGTGTAACGGCAGAAACTGTAGCTGTATTCGAGGAAACAGCAGAAGTCGAGCCGCTAGCGTTTGTTGCAGTGACACGGCAGCGAATAGGACTAGAGTAACCTAATGTAAAAAAGTTAGACGGTGGCGTATAGGTAGATAAGTTATTAGTGCCAGGGGCAGAAATAAAAACAGTGTTTGTCGGAGGATTATCAGAAGACTGCCACAGGTAAGCGTAGACGCCATCTGTATCGTCTGGATTCCAGCTTCCATTGCTGTTAACACTGTACTGAGTGACTCCTACAGTTCCAGTACTTGGAGTGATAGTAGGTTGAACGTTATTTATTGGA